CTATACAAGATTATTTTTAACATATGCCAGTGCTTTATTAACAGGAGGTAGGGATATAACTACAAGAGTTACCACTGCTTCAAGCCCAATATACGAGCCATTGTAAACAACTGAATAAAGTATCGCACTATTAAAAAAATCCGGTGTATACACGGCAAAGAATATCCAGCCAGACAAGAATGAACATATAAATCTGCCTATAACTCCTATAATATATCCCTTCACAAGACCGTGTTTTGATTTAGAAAATATTCCTGACAACCCAAGTGCTCCAAAGCCTAATATATAATCAAGAAGCACCTGAGGAATATTCAGGATATATGGATCAAGTAATAACTGCAAAACTCCATATGCAATAGCTGCTGTCAGACCAGTCTTTATTCCATACCAGTATCCTATAAGCACTATGAATAACATACTGAACAGTGTTACAGAACCTCCCACTGGCAGTTTAATAACTTTAATCATGGAAGTCGCAACCGCAAGAGCTATAGCCATTGCTGCAAATGCAATATGTTTTACATTCAGTTTACTATTATTATCTCTTGCAAAACATCCTATAGTCATTAATAAGACACAGACAATTATTAATACCACATATCCTGAGCCTGTAAGACCATATGAAACGCTACCATCATCAAGTATTTTATTAACTAAAAAATTCATAATCTTCCTTTCATTATCTCTCAATATTTTTATTCCGTAAAGAATATCCACATTTCCACTAAAAGTCAAGCATTAAAAAAGAGAGCAACAGGTTTTTATCACCTGTTGCTCTCCAATATTTTGTCAATTACTTTTTATTAGAACTTACCGTTCTTAGCAGCTTCCTCAATGGAAACAGCAACAGCTACAGTAGCACCAACCATAGGGTTATTACCCAACTTTGAAATCAAATTTTTACAATTTATTTGTGTTTATTATTATGCTGTTTTTATCAGCATTTATGCAGGTTTAAGGGCTTTACATATTTATATTAGATTATTCTGATTTATTCTAAATCAACATTATTTAATCCATATTGTGTACAAAATGTGTACACTGTTTCATTGTACACATTTTGACTGTCTTTCTACCTATTTATATATATGTTATCACAATGCTGTTATATGTGCAATTCAGTATGATATACACTGTTGTATAAGTGAGTAATTAGTTTGGAAGTCTTAACTCCATACCTGCATAAAGTGGTGTATCTATACTCATTCCATTATATTCTGCTAACTCAACATATCTATATGGGTCTCCTAACGCTCTTCCTGCTACCTGCCAGAATCCTTCTCCAGCTTCCACTGTAGTATATGTTACATCTTCTGTCTCATCTTCCTGTTCTTCTGGTGGTGTGTCATTAGGTTCATCATCATAATGGCCTGTAATACAATTATCATCTACGAATCCTGTTCCATCACCGATAAGGTAAGGGTGTCTAGTTCCTTTATATACATGTGTGATAACTCCATCTGTATAATATGGTGCTGCGCCATCAGTCCAGTCACCGGCTGTATAATAGATTCTGTTGTAGCAAACATGATCTCCTTCGTGATACATTATGCCTACATTTTCTATGTCTCTTTCTGGAATAGGGTCTTCTGGTTCATATTCCGGTACATTAATCTTTGCATAAGTGTTGAAGGCTTCTTCGTTGATATATACATCTGTATCAGTTCTTGCAGACGAACCATCTATGCAGCCGTCTGAACTATCCTGCCAGATTTCAGCCCAATCTACCGGGCAATTATCAGGTCCCCAGATAGCAAGCCACTTCTTATCTGTAAGTGCTTCCCTATCTAAGATATTAGAGAACCAGTCAAGGTTAGCATATGTGCCTACAACCTCAAAGCCAGCCGCCTTTAAATCATCCATAACGATCTGGCAATATCTAGTGTATGCTTCTCCATTAGTGCGAGGATCATTGTTGTTTCTTACTTTGTATCCATCTGCATCTTCCATATCGAGGTAAATACCTAATGCTGGATTAAAGCCGGCAATCATTCTTAAGATGTGTGCAGCTTCACTATGTGCCTCTTCTTCATTAAGTGCATAGCTGTAAAGATATACAGCATATGGTTTACCAATTCTTTCAAGCTCCTGCATATTCCTTACAGCCTGCTTATCGTCCTGTGATTCATAATTAGAGCCATATCCTACTCTAACAATTGCAAAATCAATTTGCTCCTTGATAATGTCCCAGTTAAGTGTTCCGTTGTTATCGCTAATGTCAACTCCTCTAATACTCATATTATTTATCCTCCTGATTATCAATTGTTGTTTTCTGTTCTACCTGACTCTTTAAATTCTTAACAATAGGCTGCAAGAATGGTGGAAGTGCTACACCGATATCATTGATGTTTTCCAATATACTTATAATTTCGTTACAGATCAGCCATATTGCCACAACACAAGCCACTAAAAATGTAAATGGCAATGTTATTCCAATAACACCTGCAGAATAAGAAAGGAGCTGGTCTACTATCACACCAACTCCCACCAAAAGCCACATACATATTTTCTTTGCAATCCCTCTTATTCCTTTATAACTATCTATCTGCTGCTTTCTAAATTTAGAAGCCGCAATACCTGTGAAATAATCTATTAGATTACATGTTACCAATAATAATACTGGAATTGCCAAAATTCCCAGGGCACTTAATATAATGCTCCACACCGCTGTTACAATTACTTTTAATTTTTCCATAAGTCAATATCCTTTCTGTTACTGGTGCAATTTCATTTTTTCCATTGTTATATGTTCACAAAACAGTAATAATATTAAATACGACGGTACAATTACTAAGGCAGCATTCGAAACTTAACTAAATATAAGTGAGCCTGTAATATAATCGTCTTTCTTAAATTCAGTAGTTGCCCACGCTCCTTTCTTCCCATCTTTTGTGTAGTATCTTGCAAAAGCATAATGTTTGTTTGCGGAACTATATAATAATGTCGTTCCATATCCAACCAGCTTTTGTCGAACTACACCTGCAGAATCATATGGAATATAATTACTTTCTAGTATTGTATTAAAATCAATGCTCATTTTTTCTAAAACTGATTCGACATCATAATATCCAGAAAAATTATTTAATGTAGAATCTGGTGTTTCAATTCTGGAAGCAAAGTATAAAATCCCTGTTTTAGTAGATTTGTTATAATAACAGTAGTTATATCCATATCCCTCAAAAGTACCATCACTCGCAATATTTTTACAAAAGCAGTTTTTAACGTCAATATTACTGTTTAGTGCACTTACCTCGCTTCTGAGATTAGCAATCATGTCATTGTTATCTTTGATTCCCTTATCCATTATGTTAAGGTTGGTTGGGTTCCACGGTGTCTGTCCTGTCCAGCCTACTCTTTTGTAAGAAATAAATCCTGTTAAGCTCATAATTTACCTCCTAAAAAACAAAAGCATGGGTTAATTCCCATGCTTTTAAAATAATTATCTAATTTAACCATGTGCCTGAACCCCAGTCCCATGTAGCAACTACTGTATTATCCACAAGTATATTTAGCTGGTTTCCATTCCAATCAAATGTTATAGGATTGCTAGTATACATTGCAGGATGTTTTGTTCTTCCATAATGAGTTAAACTTATATCACTTGGATTTTGGATTTTTATAGTTGTTCCTTCTGAACTCATTTCCATAACATTTGTAACTTTAATTGAACTAGTCTCAATATAATCCGTATGAAAATTTCCTACATGGAGTGAACTTATATTGGCAGCATAATTACTTTTTGAACTGAACGAACTTTCATCTTCCACTACCGTTAAATTTTTTAACAAAGCTTGTAATGCGTTAATTCCTACTGTTTTGACAGTATCAATACCTATATAAGTCTCTCTTAGAGTTCCCCACATATCTGTACCTGATAGCAAAATGCATTTTTGAGCATTTTGTGGTTTTATTTCGAATGTAACTTTTGATTTTTTTGCATATTTCCACTTTTCAAAAGTTCCTTTCGTGTCATATCCGAGCATATATCTTTTTGCTTGTACCATATCAAATGTGTCAATAACACCATCGGAGTTAAAATCGTACAGTTCTTTATTTAACATATCAGTAGTTTCATTTAGCACGGCTTTTCTAATGACGTTCATCTCGTTATAGGTGGGTGGTAAATAGGTTTCTACGTTACTCACTAGCTCAAACTTTCCTGTAGATGTAATATTTAAAGAGCTTCCACCAGAAATGCTTAGTCCACCTTTTGCATTTAGCGTAATATCGTCTGCAATAGCTTCAATTGCAGATTTAAGCTCTCCTGTCGTTGGGTCTTTCTTAATGTATGCTTCAAGGCTTGCTGTTGTAGCATAATTGTTAAACTTAACATCAATATCTTCTGGTGCTGGAGAATAATCTGTAGCTTTTGTACCCTTTTCTATTTTTAGCTTGTTTGTATCTACATGTGCAAAGCTAAAACGCATATATACAGCATTAGAAGGAACTGGCAGAGAACCTCTTACTCCAGTAGATTTATCTGCTACTCCGCTGATAAACTTTTTATTGCTGTCATAAAAACAAGTAGCCGGTGCATTACCCAGATTGGTCCATCCACTCGCTACATAGTTTTTCCACTTAGACACATCTATGTAGTCCGTCAAATCCCAATAGTTACCGCCATCTGTTATTATGCCAGTGGCTGTTATATACTTATTAGGAGTTACAGTGCTTTTTATGAATCTATTGACTCCACCAATTTGTAGATTATTAATATCATTTTTAGTTGCATAGGTGCCAGATACTTCTAGCTTAATACTATTACTTTCCTTAGTTATTGCTTGTGTTATAGCGTTATTCATCTGCGTTGTTGTACTATAATTGCCCTTTAAATCCTGCTGAGTTAATGACAAACTGCTACTTATGCTATCAAGATTGATTCTTAATGCAGAATTTTGCTTCAGCATATAAGCTGTTTCCGAATTAGGAATATCTTTCCAACCATGGCTTCCATCCTCATTGCGGATGAACCGCCATGCTCTGCCTTCGTTCTCCCAGTAAGCAACCTTTCCAATATACTTATCCCACTCAGTATCGTTGTACTGCCATGTTTCTTCGCGTGGAAACTGTGTATCAGCCGGATACACAGGAACACCCCAATCCCAAGCCGGATAATTATCCTTTGTTGGCACATAAGATATCAGGTATATTTCATCGTCATACTTGGCCATATTAGATAAACTTACACTATATTCCTGCAGCGTCTGGTTTACATTGGAAAACTTCTCCTTAACACTAGTTCCGTCTATGTTCTCAGTCCACCATAACTTTTGTGTTATAAAATCATCAGACTGCTTTAATAAGCTTCCCCATTCGGAATAATCCTTTCCAGAACCGGTTCTTATATCCTGCAGAAGAACATTAAGTGTCTGTGCTGCATCATCCAGATATATCTTGTTGCTCTTAAGCGTATGTGTACCATCATCATTAATAACACTAAAAAGGCTTGCTATATCCAGTTTTCCAGCAGATATATTTGCATTTTCTTTTACCATGTCGTTGCGGATTATCTCACGTTGAACTCCCTGTTCTGTAAGACCTAGCGCGTCAAACATCAGGTTGCCCTTTACATCCCACACATACATGTTATAGTCTCCAGATGTATCTTTACCTATCTGAACGCGAACACGCTTAGAATCACTTATCTGTATCGTATTATCAGACCATCTACTCAAACCGTCTTTGCTATGTACTGCAACATCTGTGGTATCAATGTCCAAGGCCTTTATTTTCTTTGCATCTAAAGAATCTATCATAGAGTCCTTAATCTGTGCTGTACCTATCATGCTAATAACACTATTGGCAAAATCTGTAGTAATGCTTTCGCCTGTGGCAGAGCCAAACATCAGAGTCTTTACTTTTTCCACGCCGACAGTAAGGTCATTAACTTTTGCTGTTACCGCAGTAAAATCATTCGTCTTGAACTGTTCAAATTCTCCAGAAAGGCCTTTTAAATTTTCTATTGTTGCATATGTAATCCTTGCCGTTTCTGAATCAAGTTTATTGGTTTCAAGTTCTCCTATCTTACCTGATGCACTCTGTAACTCACCTGTAACAGTTAATACTTCTGTTTTAATGCTCTTAAAGCTTTCCGTTTTAGATACTACATCATCAATATTTGTTAGTTTATTGGCATCCATATCATCTATGGAGCTGCCATCTACTGTTCCATTGTCAGTTGTAATATTATTCACTGTGTCTGCTGCATCGTTAAGTTTCTGCTGCATCTCAGTAAATGTAAGCTTCAGGTTAGCAATTTCGCATGTATCTTTACTCGGATCATCCGGATATCTAGATATCTTTTTTATTCGCTGCTTAATCTTCGTCTTAGAAAAGCTGTCTATTAATACAACTTCATCTCCAATATTGTAATTCTTATATTTCTTGCTGTTCTGAGACAAATCAAGTATTGAACAGCTATATGCAATATATGGCTGTGCCATATCTGCCAGCTTCTCGGCAGCGTCTTCTTTCAGACTTTGCGGATCCGTATATCTTTCATCTTTCCATATATATGTCTTATTTTTAGAACTATATATATGATTTTCCAATACGGTACTGCCATTATTTACACTTTTAATTGTCAGTCCATCTTTTCCTATTGGATAAATCCTTGTATAAAAATCATTTGTATTCGCCTGGCTCTCTAAAGATATCAAGTTGATCTGGTCTGTAAAATATGCTCCCTTATACGAACCAATTTTTTCCTTTAATCTGATAACCTTATTTATACTGTCAATTTGCATTTCCAGCATATAAGTATCAACTATCTTTTTTAATATTTCCCATGATGAGGCATTTGTCATTCTTATAGTACGCTTCTTTTTTACATCACATTCGCATGTCCACCCAGTACCAGCAAGAGCTAACTGAGCTGCCTCCAGTGCTGTTTTTTCAGTTGTATCAAACGATATAAAAGGAGTCCCTTCTAGCTCGTCAATGTTAAGTTTTGCTGTTACTGTATATGTACCATCATCAGCCAGTCCGTTTTTCTGCTTTATTACATATTCATTGGTTCTGGTCCTGATTATATCCTCCAGTGCCACAGAACATTTCATAGAAACATTACATGTTAATGTCTTATCTCCATAGTCAAGCACCTCTTCAATACACAGATTCGAATATTCAATTAGCGGCTTTTTCTTGCCATTTTTATCAATGTATTTCAGCATAGCCGCTCCTCCTCTTATTTAATCATGAATAATAATGCTGACATATCCTGTGCTGTAAGAATATCATACTTAGGATCTGTTTCTGTAAGCTCAATAACATTCATCGTTACTGTTCTAATGTCAAAATCTTCATCAAGCTCATAAAGTTCTTCTACCTTAGAAATTGCCTCATTCTTTATAGCATCTGTTTCAAATGTATATTCCTTAGTGCCTTTTTTCTCATCTTCAAGCATAATTGGTACACCGTCATCATCTTTCAGACAAACCTCTTTGAATATTTTTTCGCGATGTTCCTCAACTTCTTTATACTTTTCAAAAAGCATTTTCTCATTGGTAGCTATAGAATAGCTTAATGCCACCGGAAGCTTCTTATCATAGACCTTCCGTAGTCCAATTATCTCCTCTTTTATTTCACCTAACTTAAGTTTCATATTGCCTCCTTAAATATATCTTGGATAATAGCTTAATTTTGCACTGCATGTGCTTCCCAGCTTAATTGTAATATCTCCAGGACTTGCCCTTGGAAAGCTCCATAAATCAACTTTATCAAATATATCCTCGCCATTTTCAGTTATCACACATGATTCTCCGTCAATCAGAATATTTGTGTTTCTTCCAACATTGGAAATTGTAATAATATCTTCAGTTAAACCTTCTACTGTAAGACTTCCTAACGCAATATCTGATGTTAAAGAAAGCACAGCAGGAGTTTCTGCTGTGCCTTTAATAGTTGTTGTGTATTTTGTTCCTGTAAAGCTCTCATTAACTGGCTTTCCAAGTTTTGCATGACCTGTTAATGTCAATTCATAATGATATAACCATCTTTTCTTTAATTCTCTCTGCTCCTTGGCCATATCAAACTTATATAAGAATTCCATGTCATCCAGCTGAACAATTCCTGATTCAAAGTCTGCCATCAGAGAACTCATTAACTTTTCACAATCTTCTTTACTTTCAGATTTAACAAGCATTTCAATGTATATCTCAAATTCTGTATACTTTGTCTTCTTATATTTAGCTGGGTCTATTGCACCATCAAGCCAATTATTATATACATTCACCGTCCGAGGGTTTATCGTCTGGCTAAGCCATACAACATTAAGACCATATTTAGTCCTTACATCTGTACCATTAACTATCATCGTGCTCCTTTCAGTCTAAGTGCCGCCTGATTCATGAAATAATCAATATCAGACTTATCATTAAACTTATAATTTCCATTAAATACATTTGTGGTGTTACTTGTTGTGCTAGATGTACCTGCTATAGCTGGTGTAAATTTCATTTCCCCCGCCATACTCTGTACAGCATTAGTTATTTTGCCCTTCTGTTGCTCTATCTGTTCTGCCATTCTTCCTATAAAATCAGGCATCCAAGTCTCATAATCGCGCAAAGGACCTTCATCTGGTCTTGAAAAGTGAAGAAAGCTCTTAATTTTATTGCCTATACCTATAACAGCATTTTCAACATTACTTACTTTTGATTTTATTCCTGCTACAAATCCATCAATCATATCTTTGCCCCACTCTGTCATTTTGTGTGGTAAATCACGAATATAATCTATTGCAACTTCAATTCCATCTGTAATATGTGTTCCTATGCTTACAGCTCTTTCTTTTATGTCAGACGCAAATCCTGTAAATGCATCCACTACTTTTTCTACAAAACCATTTACAAAATTTCTGAATCCTTCACAGTTATCATATAATAGTTTAAAAGCTCCGGCGAACGGATTCACTAAAAGGAGCAAAAGACCTTGCCAGTTATCTTTAAACCAAGATATTACAGCGTCAAAAGCATTTGGAATAGTTTCAGTAAAAAATGTGCTTATCTTATCCCACACTTCTTTTGCAAAATCTACTATTGTTCCTACGACAGCATTAACGCCATCTCTAAACCACTCGCATTTATTATACAAAAGTACAATTGCAACTATCAGAGCTGTAATTCCTGTAATTATTAATATTATAGGATTCGCAGCTAATACAGCATTTAAAGAGCTCACTATAGGTATCAGTACCTGAACAACTTTTATTATTGCCGAGACTCCACTAGCCATTTTACCAATAAATATAAAAAGCGGTCCTATTGCTGCCACTAATGTGGCAATTATCAATATGATGTTTTTTTGTTCATCTGATAAGCTTCTGAACCATTGTGCAAAATTTTTAATTGCTTCAACCGTACTATTTATTTTAGGTGTTAATGTTTCCAATAAAGTTGAACCTAAATCTGCTCCGGCAAGTTTGAGATTATTAGTGGCAATTGTTGCCTCGTCCCATGGGTCTTGTGTTTCTTCAAATGTTTCTGATACTACAGAACCATAGCTTTGCAATGATGCTGCCAAATCGTTTATATCTAACCTTCCATCTCTTATAGCTTTCGACATTTCAGCAGCACCTTTACTTCCAAATGTTGATGACGCAATATTTAATGCTTCTGTATCACTTTTTGCATTTTTTATTGATGATATAACTTCTGACAATGCTGTATTTAATGGTTTCCCGCTGTCAGTAAGATTAGTAACAGCCTTCTTTAGTGATGTTATACCAATTGTTGTATCCACACCACTTGCTTCCATCTGAGCAAGTAACATGGTAGACTGCGTAAGGCTAAAGCCTAGCTCCTGCAATGATGCACCATTTGTTTGCAGACTGTTTAGCAATGTATCCATTGATATTCCCGTATCTTGACCAACTTTAGTAAATAGGCCCAAAACATTAGATGTTCTTGATGTGTCAATACCAAACTTGGTCATTATTGCATCAGTTGTATCTATAGAAGTATTCAGATCTGTTCCATTAATTTGTGCAAATTTTAAAAATTCCTCTGATAAATCCTGAAGTTGTTTTCCAGTTGCCTGAAATCTTGTATTAACTTCACCAACTGCTATTCCCACATCCTCCATTGATACAGCCATTGAGCTATATATATCATCAGCGACATCATTCAGTTCTTGCAGTACCTTTCCTGTTGCGCCTGTTTTTGTAATAATCGTATCATATCCATCATCCAGCGACATTGCCGCACCTATTCCTGCAGCTCCTACTCCTGCAACAGTAGCTGTTAATTTCGACATATTTTTGCCAACACCGCTTGTCTTTTGGCTTATACCATCAAATGCCTGTCCCGCTTTTACTAAACTGACATTGCTCTGTGCCGCTTGTTTCTCCAAGTCTTTCAAACTCGTTTCACAACTCACTATTTCCCTTTTTAAGGCATCATAAGCTTCTTTCGATGTAGTAACCTTGCCACTATCTATTTTATCCTGTGTTTCTTTTAATGTCTTAAGTTTATCCTTAGTCTCTGTAACAGCCTCTTTAAGAAGTTTATGCTTCTGTGTAAGAAGTTCTGTATTACTTGGATCTAATTTTAATAATCTCTCAACATCTTTTAACTGAGATTGGGTGCTTTTTATCTGCGAATTAACCGAACCAAGTGCTTTATTAAGACCTGATGTATCGCCGCCAATCTCTATTGTTATTCCTCTTATTTTTGTTCCAGCCATACTTATCTCCTATAAAGCGTCTATATCCTCCTGCGTTGCTTTTCTTGCATACTCACAATCATCGTTGTTATATTCAATAAACATATCATTCACCAATCCTATGCTTAACAGCTCTAAATCTGATATTGATATCCCTAACTGAACAACCCTAAGCAAATACAAAGGAGTATTAAGTTCTCTGTCAATCTCGCCTACACTTTTTTTGGTTCTGATTCCTGATGTGTTTCAATTTTCCACATGTCTAATATCTGAGGTAAAATCTCATAAATATCAAACATTTCAAATTGATCCAGCCACTCCTCTATATTATCTGGCTGTGACGGGTCTCCATGTTTAGCCATAACATATGCGATATTCTCAAACATTTCCAAAGATGAAAGAGGCAGAGCACTTGACTTAACATAAGCCCTGCCCTCTGCTTCCGCCTTTTTCTTTTCTTTCTCTTCCAGTCTGTTTGATTTATCCAATTCATCTGCCAGCTTTGACATGTCTTTAAACAAATCCCTTGAAAACATCAGTCGATATATTCTTGGTACTGCTGCTGAGCTTCTAAAGTGGCATACTATACCACCAATTTCTATATTTCTTTTTGTTGCCATAATTATTCTCCTTATGCAGCTTCAACCGGTGAAACAACATTTTCAAACCATGTTTCCAGTGAAGTAGTGGTTTCCTCTGTTGACTTGGCTCGAACCAGTCGTTTCTTCTTTCCACCAACAGTAAAATCATCACCGGCAACAGATATTGTGAGCTTATCCGTCTGCGGTGTTTTCTTATCCTCATTGGTCTGTGCATCAACATTCGGTCTTGTTGCTGTACAGCCATAAAACCAGAACATTGTTTCTTTTGCATCTCCATCGATCTGACAGCCGAGCGCAAATTCTACTGTCGGTGCATCTGCATCTTCAAACATAACTTTATTGTTATCTGTGTACTCTTTAAATATCTGCGTTCTGAATTCATCTGTGACAAGAGCAATCTCAAGATCTCCTTCATAGCCATTATTAGTCGAACTGACAGAATATTTGATACCATCCGCATAAAACGGTTCAAGTCCTCCCTGTGGACTAAGTGACATATTTACCGCTCCGGGTAACTCAAATGGTGTGTCATATGTCCCAGATGCCTTTTTTACTGCAATATGTACGTTTTTAAGATTGTACTTAACCTTATTCTTTCCCATGTCATACCTCCATACTAAATATTTGCTCATAGCACTTTTCTGATTCAATGTATACCTCCGTCTGCTGCCATGGTATCTCGTTATCATTAAGTGCCTTTTTTACTTTGTTTTCCGTTTCTATATCTTTACTCTTCGTATACAGCTCAATATTAACTGCATGAATTTCATGAAATACTTTTCCATCTGCAAAAAAATTATCTGTATCTGCATCAACTATACATATAAAGGGAAGCCCTGGCGACTTCCCTTCTTCAAACGCTCTGTATGTTGTTGGAATACTTGTTGTGCTTAATATTTTTATCAAATCTCCAAGCTTCATTTTCCTAATCTCACCTTCACTCTGTTAAACAAGCTTTCGCTTGCTTTTTCTTCCGCCGGAGCAATATGTGGATATGCTTTCACTCTTCCACCACCAACCTTCGCATGTCCATTCTCAAGAAGATGCGTTAAGCTTGCTCCTGTTCCCTTTGCATATACAACTGTCCGGATATCATCTTCACTTTCATATTGAACCCTAGATGTCCAGCTCTTCTTATATGCTCCCGTATCCTCTGGAGCAGCCTCCCTGATATCTTTAACACATTGCTTAGTTGTTGTTTTCACCTCATCCCGCAGAGCCTTATTTACTTCTCTTGAATAATTGCTTAATTCCTGTGCTACGGTTTCTGACAAACTATCTATTCCTATCTTCACATTATTCCCACCTTTTCTTCAAGATAAAGTTCAATCAGCTCATCATCAGCATTATATGTACGATATATGCTGTATGTTTTTTTGCAAAACCTACATTCACTCTGGCCATTATAATTTGCCGAAGCCGTCTTAAATGCTAACTGTGCTTTATGCCCGCTATTACCAGCATTATAGAATTCGCTCCGTGTAACAGATATTTCTTCAACCCACACAGAGTCAACCTTTTCTCCTATCTTAATGCTTTGGTTCAGTTCATCTTTTTCATATACAGGCGTTATAAGTTCAAGATATCCCTCCATCACTTAACTCCTTCCTGCTTAATTTTCGGTTATTAAGTGCCAGCCTTAGCATTCTCGGCATAGGTTTATCCTCTTTCCTGTTTCGGTACAGATATGATGCATACATTTCAACAAGCATACCGTCCTCAATATTATCAAGAACGGTTATGCCTTCCCTTGCGATGGCAGCTCTGGCCAACTCAATGTAATTAGTCAAAAATACTTCTCTTTCTGGTGGAAGTTCAACTGATATGCCTATATCCTGTTTCATAATTTCCAATATACTTACGTTGTCCAAAGCTTATCACCTCTCTTACTTAGCTGTATCTTTTGGAAATGTTACCGTTGTTGTCGGTGCAGCTGATGAAATTGTAAGTACACCAAATGCCTCAGCAATTGCAGGCTTTCCATCATATCTCGCAGTTCCCTTAAATACAGTCTGGTCCTGAATGAATTTTACATGCTCTGACTGGCTTATTGCTGTGCCTGCTCTCTGTGCAAGTAAATATGCTGGTAAATATCCAAATACAATGTTGTCATCCGGTATAAATGAGAGCTCAATGATATCTCCATTGATAAGCGGCATTGTATTATTCATACCAGCAACAATAAGAGCGTTAGTATTCTTATCAAGGGACTGAATCTTAATCTTGTCATGTGTTTTCTTATTCATCAGCCATACCAGACCATCTTCAATGTAATCATTTTCAATTACACCTGAATTAGTGAGTATTTCTTTAAAAAGATTAAGTCCTGTAGCACCTGTTCCTGTAATTATATGTGATTTATGTAAATCAGCCCATGGTCTTGCTGTTGCGCTATATGTTTCAGGCTGTGCAGCCTGTGCTAATCTTGTAACTATACCTAATGGCATCTTTGTTCCTGTTCCATATACAATAGCTTTATCAAGTGCTTTTCCAATTGCCTTACCTAATGCATCAATAATAGTAGAAGCAAGGTCTACATCATTATCTTCAAGTATAGAATTAGGCACTGGAATAAATCCTCCCACCTTATAGCCATCAACTTCGTCATCGTAAAACTTAAGATCAAGTTCATTAAGTGTTCCAACCATTTCTGTCCATATTGCTTCCGGTATTGTGCCGATGATTCTTGTCCTTGCTTTACCACTCACTGTAGCAAGATTTACCCTTCCGACAAGCTTAGATGTTTCCTCTACCTTAGTCCTGATAAGTGGAAGCATTACCTCTGGTACTGTTAATCCAACATTGGTTAATGCTCTCTTTTCCTTGATACATGATCTGATTTCGCCAAGGAAATTCTTAACTCCATCATCGGCGAAGAACCTGTCTCTTTCCTGCATATCCATTCCATAGAATTTTCTTGTTGTCATTGTCTTTCTTTCTCCTCTCTCTTCTGGCTTTACCGCTGGTTTTGGCTGTTCAGCCTCTGTATCTGCAAGATCTTTTTCTATAGCAGCTACATCATTTTCCAGCTTAGAAACCTCTTCATCATGTTCCTTCTTCTCTGTTTCAAACTTTTCAACTTCCTCTTCTACAGCCTGCTTTTCCTCATCAGTTTCAGCTTCACTTATAGCCTGTTCAAGCTCTGCTTCTCTAGTCTCAAAAGTGGCTGTCTTCGCTCTTGCTTCATCAAGAGCCTTCTTTGCGTCTGTGAGCTTCTTACGAAGCATTAATGCCTTTAATGCCATTATTTTCCTCCTTTAATTCGTGCAGTCATCTGTGTTTTCCACAATTCTGACCATCTCTTTTTTATATCCTCGTAATCCTTCTTACGAGCTGACACCGAAGTGTCCTCATATGCTGGGAATGTGCATACTGATACTTCATACAGCTTTACGCTCTTGATTGTCCAATGAACTGTTCCATCTTCCCGGTACTCGGCCTCCTGGTCAAGAATGTCAAATCCAAAAGAACACTGGTCAACATCTCCACGCTTCACTCTTTCATACAGGTTCATTGCATCAGAATCTTTCGGATTAATTCTGATTTTTCCCCATAATCCGTGCGAATCAATTTTCAATTCAAGTGTGCCTGCTTTATTCCTTGCAAGTACTAAGTGCGTGTCATGGTCAACCAATGCCCGGATATCATCACCAAGCGCATTGTCGAAAGCGTGAGAATCAATAGATTCTGTTGCTCCCTGCCATAATTCATAGTTGCTATTAAAAACGGAGAAGTATCCTTCAATGTAAAGGTCTTCTCCGTCTTCCCTCGTATTAAATTTACTTTCTGCAGAGCGAATCTGCATTCCTATATCTTTAATTTCCATCCGTATCTCCTTCCTGTATAAGTTTTTTCTGGTCTCCTATCTTATCCAGTGGAATATAGTTTTCTAATAAAACAAGTTCATTAAGTCCCTCCATAGGAGATGCTCCAAGCTTATCTCTTACCTCATTTCCCGTAAACAGACCTCTTACATAGAGATTACTGTATACATCACTTATTGTTTTAATATCATACGCATAAAGGCTCTGGACATTGAATTTCCAATACCAGTTAGGACTTATCAGCAATTTTCTGGTTAATTCCTGTTCAATTTCTTCTGCAATTGCCTTTATTTTCCGCGATATAAAATTGTTATATTCGTCTTTATTGTAATTTCCTACACCTAAAAGAAATGCTGGTATTCCAACAATAGATGCAACCGTCTTTTTATCAAGAACAACAGAATCGTTTAATGCTAAATCTCCTAGAGTCAATGGTCTTATCTCTTTTATATCAATCATTTCTCCAGGCAACATCCAAGGCCTTCCCTGTTCTACCCCCGCTGTGTAATCCTCTAATAACTTTTCTCTGCCTTCTGGCGACTGGAACTCCTCTACAGAGGCATCTACTTTAACAATCAGGCTTGGTTGAAACTTATTTGACATAAATGCATTCTTTGTGTCTGATGCCTGTTTAAGATTCTGGGCTACATCTTTAAGTTCAACCGTTATCCCACGGCCTTTCCATGGATAATTTTCATCCGGGTTATATACGAAATGCAGTACATTATCAGGATCATAATATCGTCCATTTATCCCTATCTGATATCCATATCCATCCTGCAGAAATGATGTCTGACTTGGTGGGATTAATATCATATCTCCTAATATGCCATCGTCCGTTGTAGGATATACAACTGCATTCCCTTTTCCGCCAAGCAGCATATTCATTACAATCCACTTTACCCATGTATGTCTCGTCATGAATCTGTTAGGGTTAATGTCAAGCTTCCTGCTTAATTCATTCTTAATCCTTATGTCGCCATTGTCTGTATTACACATCAGATAAATTGTCATTGACGCAATCAGTTCTGCTATTACTCCACATGCTGTCACTACTTCCGGATTTTTGTTTAATGGAGTATATCCATCACCACATAGCGTCGTATATGCATCTCCAGAAAGAAGGAATCCAACTGAAGCATCTCTTTTTACATTTTGTTTCTTTCTTCTTTTACTCACTTTTTACTTCCTCCAAACCAGCCTGACGCAATGCTGGATTTTTCCAGATTTTCCAAATACCTTATACATGCAAAAACTGAACAATCGAATATATCTATTCGGTGCTCCGGCTGAACCTTATCGTATTGAATCATGTCATCTGTTTTTTCTATTGCGCTCACATTTTCAACGCAATATTCATAAGCTTCAGAGTGAAGATAATACAATCTACCGTCTTTAACGGCTTTTTCAATATGCCTGAAGCCTTCTGATTTCTTGTAAAAGTACTGTGGCTGGTCAACAATCTTAAAGCCGGCTCTTTTCATTCCAATAAAATATTCCCTACAGAATTTTCTATCATGACCTACTTCAATAATCTTGAATCCTTTCTTTCTCATGCTTATAAACCAATTAACTATATCTGCATGATTGACCGTTGCACTGTTGCACATATCCAGCCAACCATTATCTTTCCAACCAAACAGAGGAATATTATCTTCATCTGCTTTTTTATATGCTGCTGTAACAGGAAACCATGCATGAGGTATTATTATGTCTATCCCGTTATAATTACCATATAACGATGCAGCCGTAAGATCGTGCATCTTTGACAGGTCTGCGCCACCATACCATTTTATTGGGAGCTTTGCTAACTGTTCAAGTGTCCAACTGTACTTAGAATCGGACCTTCTAAATTCTTCAATGTCAAAATATGCTTTAATAGCAGATGTATATACATTTAATGACTTTGCCAAGAAATCTTTTCTCTGCTGTGGATCATTCTGTGCCTGTAATGAATCATTCAGCAGTTCTTCAGGACGGATTGAAACACCGTAAGCAGGATTGGCCATTTCATGAACTTCCGGATTCGTATAATCAATATCGCCATTCTCATCAGGATTAGCACAGCACATAAATATAAAGTACTGTTCATCTTTAACTGTCCCATCTAACACTTTTCTGCAATATTTCAATCTGTTTCCCAAAAATGAATTCTCATTATCTCCTGCCGTTGAGATACCTATAATCAGCTTATTGGTATATGCTTTCATAGCTTCCTTAAAAAGATTATATTGCTTTGGCTTTTTTAAAGCATGTATTTCATCAACGATTGCAATATTGCAATTAAGAGAATCCTGTGCATCCGGATTTGCTGCTAATGCTCTTATATAAAAGCTCCCATCCGGGAGGGTGGCTTCCATACTGTGCTCATTGTTGTTATCAATAACATTTACGCTTCCCCCTTTCTTTCCTCTTACTTTCTTTTCCCCCATTGCTGTGACATTGTAATCAAGGAAATTAAAGCTTTCAAGCGACTGCATTAATGCCGCTGAAGCAATATAAACCTTTGACCCTGAACGCCTGTACCATAATGACAACGCCCATGCTAATGCAGCTGCAAAAGAAGTCTTTATGTTCTTTCGCGGTATAAATATAAGAGCCTCATGAAATCTTACAATGCCTGTACCCTTGTGATAAAAACCAACAAGGTTATATATTATAAATTTATGAAATGGCTCTAATAAAAAAGGAGTGCCTCTCAATGGTGTTCCATCGATACGCTCTCCCTGCTGATGCTTTATTGTTTTTTCAATTATCTGTATGCAGAATTCTGGAGCTTTTGGATTGACTTCATATTCTGGATTGTCCAGATCACGAAAGAATCTGTCTACTGCCTGCTTAAGTTCCAAACAAGCTACTTTCTTTCCATCTCGTATTGATTCTGCATATTCAATTACTGTACTCCAGTTCTTAGCTTTCAATTGAAGCAAGTGCTGCTGCAAGACCTGTCGGCTTCTCCTCTGGTCTTGCCCCTCCAATCTTCTTTAAGCTGGAAGGTGTCAATCCAAGTTCCTTCCAATACGACAACGCTGTCTTGTTAAGCTCATTCCATAGTACAATCTTAGGATTTGTTACCATGTTTGTCTTGCCTGCTTTATTGGTATACTCAACAATCATGTCTTCGTCATTTTTCTTATAATTTCCGTAAACTTTATCGCGCTGTTCCAGGGTATCTGCCAAGGTATTTATGACAGAGTTATAAGCAGCGTCATAAGTGCCTAATTTCTTGAGATTGTCCTTGATTTTTCTTCTCCATTTTTCAGACTCCATTTTGGCATTCCCCCTCCCTGATAATTTTTTGCAGAGTTGGAAAGAGTTCCCCTCCCCGGTCCCAGACGGCTTGAAATATTCTCATTCAAACAGGGGGGCTATGCTTTGTGTCCGCCCTTCTCAGGGTGCATCTTATTGTGACAAGCATTGCACAGGCTCTCAAGGTTAGAATCTATGTAGGCAAGCTCTGGATATTCATCAACATGCTTAATATGATGAACCGTGACCGCTTCTCTCTGTCGCCCATACTTTCTACATTCAACACACATATACTTGTCCCGCCTTAGTATTCTGGCTCTCTTCTGTTTCCATCTCTTATTGTTGTAATCAAATTCCATTGCAAACAAAAAGGGAATCCGTTTAAGATTCCCTTACTCTTTCTGTAGTTTATACTATAACACATTTAAAACTGCAATTTACTGCAATCTTTTATAAATACATAATATCACATTTAAAACTGCAATTCACTGCAATCTTTTATCTGCTGCCAGTGTGTTGTCAATATATGTTGTACCGGTGCAACTTAATGCTTTTTACTTATGTATTCATTCATAAGCCTTGTTATAACTTCCGCCTGACTCTCTCCGTTCTCTTTGCATTTGTCAGCAAACTCTTCAACTATATCTTTCTTGAGCTTATACGACTTAGATATATACCCTGCTTTCTTCTGATACTTGGCAGATGCTATTGTCTGCTTATTAGGCTCTCCTACTGGCATTTATTGCTCCTCGCTTTCTTTACCGTGTATATAATCATCTTTGCTATTCCTATCGCTATAAAAAATATTCCTAACTTACCTAACATACATTTGCTCCTTTCCTGAAACTATGTTATATTATTAAGTGGAACAGGGCTTTCGCCCCATTCCTTGTTTTCTAAGCTAACTTAGAAGCTTATCGAGAATAAGAAGTATTATTCCGATAACCAAGTCCGTTGATGCACCGACCAGCCAAGTCTTTAATGCGTCTTCGGACTTTTCTTTTTTGTCTGACATATGTATCACCTCCTTACAAGTATATATTATCATATGGTGCACCATATGTCAAGCTTATTATTCTAAATTTCTAAGATATTTTTAGATTTCTAAGTGCTTCGCCATGTATATTATATATCTGTCGCATTGAATACGCTTCCCCTGCTTCTCTCATTTTTATTAATACTTCTGACCAATCATTGTTATCTGATGTGATATATCTATATATCAAAACCATCTGTTGCCTGCTATCTGGTAGTAGATATATAGCACTTATTATTTCATCACAAATTTTAATGTAACTTTCTTTAGCTTTCTCATATTCCTTTTCTTTATCTTCCAGTTTTACTATATAATCACTTAAGTCAGAATTGTTATTTTTTCCTTTAGGCATTCCATCATTGCCCTTTGCTCCCATTATCTGTGCTGCTTTCAGTTCCTTTACTGCAAGTTCGGTTACTATCAGATTCCTTTTGGCTCTACGATATCTTTTTAGCCATTTCTTTTTATCCTCATTTTCTTTAGTCACTCACGAATCACCTGCCTTCTGTAATATAGTCTTATCTGCTGCCAGTTTTTCAACACTCAGGATTTCTAAAACATAGTACTGTTTATCTAGTTCAGCTCCCCACTTTGGTCTACCTTTTCCAATCCATAATCTACATCTTGCTTTTATTGCTTTAGAATTCTTGGAATAACCATTACGAAAAATAATCTCCTGAACCCTGTCTTTCCTTATCTCCTCTGGTACTGCCTCTCCTTGCAACAGTTCATATTTGCTTCTATCTGAAAAGATACTTGATGGATATATAGTTATTGCTCCGAACAGATTCCGGAATCTTGTTTCATAATATTCTTTTATTTCTCGATACTCTTCTTTCTTCTCACCTGAAAGAATCATGTCAAACCATCTCTTCTGAATTGGTAATGTTAGCATTATGATTCACCTGCCTTTACTATTTCTAATGCATTTGTCACGCCCATCGAATATCCTTTAGCAAAGTCAAATTGTGTTTGGTTTTCTCTCGCACATCTTTCCTTATCTTGTTTAGCTAATATTAATTCTTCCGTCAATCGGTTTACAACCTTTTCAAAACATGTAACTTCATTGACATCATGATAGACTGCTTTGCTGTTTAAAAATGCTGTTTTAAGCATTTCGGCAATCTCCTTCTCGTCAACTCCGCACAAACTAGGAACATTTCTACTCATATCCCCAATGATTCTTATAAAGAAATCTTCAAATTTATCCTGCATAAAATGTATTTCAAATTCCTCTGGCATTTCTATTATTAATTTCATTTTTCATACTCCCTCCTAATAAACATCTCTCCATCGCACCAGAAGTAATCTTCCGCCGGCATGTAGTTCTCTATAACCGTCTTGTTATTACATGTATATGTTCCGTCTGCTGCCACACTCTTAGAACACTGCTCACAGCAGGTGTACTCACATAAGTGTTTATGTCGTCTTCTGCTCACCCTTTCACCTCTCATTTTCCTTTTTTTGAATAAAAAATACCAGCCTTCAAATAATGACGGCTGGCTTTATATTTTTATTCATATCTTGTTTTCATTATGCCTTTTATTGTATCCAATGATATATTATCTGTCGTTTTATAAAAAACGCCTCTATATTCGCGTCCCACATCAAACTCCGCTCTTTGAACTATAGAATCACTTATACCAAAAATATTACTTATTGCTTCAGGCACTCTTCTTAATATAGTTCGTGAGCTTGCACAATTTTCTAATTCATCATCAAATAAAACAGACTCACTTTCCAAAAAATACTTTATTTTTTCTCTGTTTTCATTAACGATTCTCTCTGCACTAACAAGAAATTCATCTTTCATCTGCTAATACCTCCTTATATTTATATTATATCCGTCATTATTCAATTGTCAAAGAACAATACCTTAGGCAAATCTTAATTGCCCTGTCTTTTCCTCGTTTATACTGCAGTTAGGCATTCTCTGCGCTATGCATAATTCTTTAAGATTAGCCCTTACCAATGCATTAGGTACCATTGGACTAACAGAATTGCCACATCTCTTAACCTGCTCCGCTCTTGGATATGTCTTACCTGTGTAATCATGGTCAATTATGTAGTCGCTTGGGAATCCCTGACACCCATACAATTCCCTAGGCTCTAACATTCTTAATCCTATATCAACAATCTGGTAGTCTGTACCTTCTATGGTTACAAGACCAAACCGGTCTTTTGTGGTAATTGTATCCAGTGGCTGCTTAATATCTTGTCCTGTAGCATCACCATAATACTTAACAAGAAATGCCCTTACTTCTCCGAAATGTCCATCACCTGCTGTTATCGTTGGAAGAGGCTTCTTTATATCTCTTCCGTCACAATGGTTATTCATCTGAATAAGGTTCGATAAAACCAGTCCATATCTGTTAGAACCATCTATGGTCATAACCGGATTATCTATTGTCTGACCTCTTACCTCTCCATGAACAGTCTCCGAGTGATACTGGATAAGTGTAGGACATATTAAACAATGCTCGTTTTTACTTACTATCGTAGATAGCGGCTCCTGAATATTCTTGCTCCGGTCTTTTGTAAAACCAGTCTGTCCAATCTGAATCATGTAAGGTTCAACAATCCCATATCCATGTTTACCTGTAATTGTTGGCAATGGTTCTTTAGTATCTAGCGGTCTTCTGTCTCCACCATGATTACACTGAACAATAAAAGGTTCTGGATTATCCAAAACAAATTTCTTTAAGCCTCTTGCGATTCTCTCCATTGTCTTGGGTGCTAATGGTCTTACCGCTTTTATTCCATATTTCTCTTTTATCTGTTCAGATGTATCAAAGATACTGGGGCATGGTCTGCTAAAATCTATCTGCGTATATGCTCCAACATAAGGTTTTAGCAGTCCCTCTTTCACGGCTTCGCTGTCTGCCGGTGCGTGTGTAGGCTCTGGCCATATAATAGGTCTCTTGTCACATCTTGCAACCATAAAGAATCTCTTTCTCATGGTTGGCGCTCCGTAATCTGCTGCCACAAGCTCCCTGAACTGCACTTCATATCCTAAATCCTGCAGCTGGTTTACAAATTTATTAAATGTCTTGCCCTGCTTTGTTTTTATTGGATGATGCCCTCTGTTCAGTGGTCCCCATGTCTTGAATTCTTCTACATTCTCCAACATGATTACTCTAGGTCTTACCAGTCCAGCCCACCGGCACGCTACCCATGCAAGACCTCTTATATTCTTATCCTTTGGCTTACCGCCTTTTGCCTTGCTGAAATGTTTACAGTCCGGAGAGAACCAGGCAAGCCCCACAGGATGCCCATTACATGCCTGCACTGGGTCTACCTGCCATACATCTTCACAATAATGCTTTGTATTCGGATGGTTTGCTTTATGCATTGCAATAGCCTTAGGATCATGGTTAATTGCTATATCCACACTAAAGCCGGTAGCTTCTTCTATTCCGGTGGAGGCTCCGCCCCCACCAGCGAAATTATCAACTATTAATTCCCCGTTTATCATATTAAGCCTCCATAAAGTCAAACAGCGTAGGTGTTTCTATCTCATTCTCTGCTTCCTGAAGATATCCAACACCATCTCTGAAATAGTCACAGCTCAGTTCTATTCCATAGCCGTATCTTTTCATCTTTACTGCCGTCATTGGAACTGTCATTAAGCCTCCAAACGGGTCAAGAACCATATCACCTTCATTACTGTATCTGTTAATGATTCTTTCAACAATATCAAGCTGCAGTGGGCATACATGCATCTGCTGCCTGCGTCTGCTCTGTGTTGTATTAAGTGTTCTCATTCTGTTTATATCATCCCATACATCAAGGTTATTCCATGAACCGGGAGCAACAACCATAAATGTGGCTGGGAGCTTATCATTTTTATCTAACTCTTCCGCAAGCTTCACATGTTCTTCATAGCTGTATACATTGGAACGGCTGTATTCCCTGTAAACCCGCTGTAAATCATCAACGCTGAATTCCTTAAGCTCATCTTTGCTTATAAGCCTGTCGCCTGAACTTCTCCAGTATCCGTGAGCATCTATCTGCCATTGTGCCCTTGTATAATCTTCCTTGGTTTTCTTTACAGGATCATCCGCATATGCATTAGACTTATCCGTTGGAAGCTTTCTAAACAGAAGTATGTATTCAGGACAGCCTACGCCCATCTTTGAACCGTCTTTACACTGTTCAGACCATCCAAGGCGGTATGTCTGGTTATTCTCCCTGACCACATCTGTAACAACTGTTATCATTCCAAAATACTGAAAACCGTGTTTCATGTAGTGTTCTATACACTGTGCATGAAACGGCTCTATTGTAGGCATTCCAGTTCCTGTAGCATTTCCAAATAATACCCTGTCTTTTACATGGATGGCTGCTACCCTGCCAGGTTCAAGAATCCTTAAAAGCTCCGGTGTAAGGAAGTCCATCTGCTCAAAGAACTTTTCTGTATTCTCATTGTGTCCGAAGTCATTGTAATTGGCGCTATACTCATAATGGTTTCCGAATGGAATGGATGTGTGTATAAGTCCTACAGAATTACTTTCTATTCTTCTGCACTCTTCAACACAATCATCATTTACCGCTGTATAATGCTTTCCCTGTACTTTCACTGTCTCAACTCCCATCTTTCTCTCTAACCGCTTTATTTTAGATGCCGGACTTAAACCATATTTCTTTACAATATCCGTCATTTTTTTAACCATGTGATTATGATTCTTCCATTTCTCAAGCAGTGCTTCTTTTATCTGTCTTTCGTTCTCCATGTATATAATGTCTATAACAACTGTATCTGTCTGTAAGAACCTGTAACATCTATGTACTGCCTGAATAAAATCGTTAAACTCATAATCAATCCCCAAGAATATCTCCCTGTGGCAGTAACGCTGAAAGTTACAGCCTGAGCCCGATATTGATTTCTTTGTTGCAAACAGCTTGATTCTTCCCTGCGCAAAATCAATAACCCGCTTTTCCCTTATGTCATAATCCTGTGAGCCATATATATCTACAACTTCGGGTATTGCCTTAAGAATTGCCTTTCTTTCAGACTCTAAGTCATGCCACAAAAGGAAATGCTCCTCAGGCGAACTCTCTACAATCTCTTTCATTTTTTCAACACGCTGGTCAATGCTGTTTCTTTTTACTTCTGCAGCTTCCTTCAAGCCTGCTGCCGCTTCTGTAAATAACTGCATTTGTCCTGTTTTATCAGATGTATCCCCATAATGTATTGGTATCTCATGCCACCTTACATCAAGTGGAGGTAACACATAGCCCTCATCAGAATATTTCGGATTTACATCTGAAGGTTTCGTTATGAACAACGCCCATGATGAAACCCACAACCAGAATTCATCTTCCATATTTGGGTACAATGTAAGATTATTAGCCTTAGTGCTGTCTCTCTGAAAGAATCTTGTAAGTGCCTGCCCTGTATCCATTATCTCAAGATATCCGGCATAATGTATAAGCTCTTTGTATTTGTTTGGACTTGGCGTTGCTGTGGCTACCAGCTTGTAAGGAACATTCTTGAACTTATCAAGAAATGTCTGGTATGTCTTGCTTCCAAAAGACCTTAAAACACTTGCTTCATCCAGCGATGTTGCAACAAAATAATCTGGTCTTATATCACCATCTCTTACTCTTTCATAGTTGGTAAGCACAATACTGCTGTCACAGGATTCTACTTCTTCCATACTTCTGCAATAAACAGGTGCATCATATCCAAGAACATTCACAGCGTCCTGTGTAAATTCCTGTTTTACTCCAAGTGGAAGAACAATCAAAGCTCTTCCGCCCTCGTGATCTATTACCTGTTTACAGAATTCTATCTCCTGTATGGTTTTACCTAAACCAAAACTTTCAAACAAAGCTCTTCTTCCACCTTTAAGTGCCCATATTACGGCATCCCTCTGATGTGGCTTTAATGCTTTGTTAATATCTGCCGGATTTACTTCAAATCCGCTATCCTGTGCAAGTTCTATCTTGCTTTCTAAAAACTCTTTGTATGTCATTTCTGAAAGGAACATCGTACGAATCACTCTGGCCAGAGTTCCAGGCTCCTTTCTGATACTCTTATTTCTCTGCTGCCCTCATGCATTTATATGAGCAGTAATATTTACAATTTCTTTTGTAGCCCCATGTCTCTCTGCTTACCGTTATTGTGGATACATATTTACCACATTGTGCACAATAAAACCCAAAAGCATCATTGCGCTTCTTTACTGGGAGACTTCGCCTTTCTGTCTGGCTTATCGTCTTTTACTGTTACCACATCACCTAAAGCTGATATACAGGCTTCTAAAGATTTACAATGTTCATCAATAACTTCTCCCAAGCGGTTCTTAATGTATTCAGCCGCATCATCTGCTATATCTTTCATGCCAGGGAGCTTGTACAGCTTTGTATACCCTGCGTAATGGCTTCTGTCTTCGCTTTGCTCCCCCTTGAATAAGTCTTCCCCTGTAAGTTCTTCCTTGACGCGGTACATATCCAGTACCATATTCGCACCATCTTCAATTGCAAGCCCCAGCCTGCCTATCTGTAACAATGTTTCCTGTGTCATTAGTTGTCCTTTCCAGCTTTACAGAATCCGACAATAACACTTGCTAATGCTGCTCCGGCTATAAAGCTTATTATCTCTGCAATCATATATCCTCCTCTGTCTTGCTATAAATATCTATAACTGCTGCCACAACATCTTCTCTGTTCCATTCTGTTTTTTCGTCTGGTGGTGCAGTTATTGTCACCCTGCCTAATTCTCGATTTATATCCATTGTATAAATCCTGTTATGTACACAACTCTGATACGCCGCTTCATCAGCATATAAGATTTCCATGATTTCCACTGTCTCAAGACTTGAAGTGTATATTTTGTCTCTCAGATGCTTATTATCTTTAAAAAGCTGCTGTAATACCTGTTCAAGCACATTGTTATCTGCAGAATCTTCATACAGATAATTCTTCCCAAATGCTTCCATCCATTCTCTACGGCTGTATACCTGTTCAAAACGTCTTTGACCTGCTCTTATAAGTTTCAAATCTGTTTCTCTGCTCTTATGTACAGCTTCCGCTCCTGTTCTATGGTCTTTTTCACATAGATATACGGTTAGCCCATACTTTTCAGCTATCTTTCTGTTTGCTACCCCATGCATAACATGGTGCTTTTCTAAGCCGTATGATGTAAGAGGTCCAAAATACCCCTGTCCCTCTGCTCTCATACGGCACAGAAAACATTCTTTTGTATCCTGCATTATGCTTCTGCTCATATTCTCCTTTCCCCTCCCATAACAGGGAGGTCTGCTGCCATATTAATAGTTGCTGTGATATATATACTTAGATAAATAAGTATCTTGTAGACATTTATGGAGTAAAACGCTTCTCCCATTTTGTATTTATGCGGATTGTTGCCATCCTGATTCTTAATATGTCGATGGATGCAGGCATTCGTACAAATCTCTTTTAAGTTTGGAGATTCTACCCGCCACCTGCGTCAAATGATTTACGCGCATATTAGTATTATTGGCACTGCTATCTGCATCATAGTTAAGGATTGCCTGCCTTAACCATTCCTGTTTCTCAATCTCCGCTTTTATTCGCTCTTCTTCACTGGCATTTCTCATGTCCTGCCTCCATCTTCTTAAGCTCATATTCCATCCACTTTGTAAAATCATGTGGCTCATCCGACCAGCTTATAACATGTCCGCGGCTTACATTTAGGTACTGCTGCCACAAATCCGCATTCTTTACTGGCTTGCCTGTCTTTTTCTTCCAACCGTCCTTTTCCCACTGTTGTGGCCAAGCATTTCTACAACTGTTTAACACATGCTCACATTCTGTATTTATGCGGATTTCACAGTTTTCATGGAAACGCATAAGTGCATGTATTATTGCCTGCAGTGCCGCCTGATTCTCTGTAACATTTTCAAGCGTGCCCTTGCCGTTTCTAATGAACTCTTTGCCGCTAATAACTATCTTTAAGACATACATGTATGCTACATGCTTACGGACTGCTGGTCCTCTAGCTGTCGTTTGGATGTATATATCTACCTTTTGCATCTCTTTTTCTCCAATCCCGGAGTCTTGCTGTTATATAAAACATGCCATTTACTCCGTTGTAATACACCTGTGATTCCAGAAGAGAATATTCTGGATGCCAAGCTTGTATCTCTGCTTCCCTTGCAGCCTTATCTCTTACAAATGTGTCTATATATTTGCTTACAGGAACATACCGCCCATTTCCGCCTTTTCTCTTAGAACGGACCTTACGAACTCTGAACTGTCTAAGTCCTGTAGAGCAGTTCCACCGCTTCTCATTTTTCTGTCGGTGCTTGTCCTTTGTTATGTACTTTGCCATTCCTACAAGACCATAAGCATCTTCCTCAAGTCGCTTTGACTGGGAACGCTCTCCCAGTTTCCACAACTTCTCACATACATCTCTGTCAAGAAGCCCGTCCATAATAACGTGATGATGCCAGCGCACCTTTGCATCAGGATCATGCTCTGTAACATATATGTACTTGGCTTTAGGCAGACCTAACTTCTTGCGCCTGTAATTAATCCGCCGGATGTAATTAGTCATATTTTTTACAGCCTCATCCCAGCAAGCTGGCTCATTCCCTTCTGCATATGTAAGCGTCATCCATATATCATCATTTGTGAAATTCTCTATAATCAGTCTTCCACAATATTTAATGGCATTCTTATTGTTCAGGTTTCTTTGAGTTTCTTTATCCTTAATCCTTCCTTCTTCCGGAATGTCCTCTTTCCTGGTGAACTCTGGATATATTTCTATCTCAAGCTGATTACCTGCCCGGATCTCCTTACATGTGTAGACGCACCTGTATTTGGTCTTCAGCATGTACTCCATGAAGACCTCATTCATATCTTCTACAGATTTATCAATTGTCGCTTCATAGTCATAGGGAATGTACCTTGTACCTTTTCTTTTCATGTACACCCCTTTTTAATAATCTTTGTTTCGTAGACTTGTTAATATTCATTACAAGCCCAAGAAAAAAGACCATTTTATTAATTTTTTGTTGATGTACTTGAACATTTCTGATACAATAATATTGTTATATTTGCAGAGCATTTAATGTTCTAAGTACTAGAGCCGCCGGTCCAGCGGCTCTTTTTATATAGTTGGAAGCCTGTAAGCTCCTTCCGGAACAAAGCTGAATATCTCCAACAATCTCAGCCTTGTGTACCATTTGGCAGCCAGCTCCGTGTTACCAATTCGAAGATTCTCATTAATTCTCTTGTTGTAAGAAATTATCAAACCTACTCGCCGCATATTATCCTCCTTTCCTAAATTACAATATCCTTTGGTTCATTCGGATTCGTTAAATCCTTTCCCTCGTTATCCCTGAAGAATCTTTCAAGCTCTGACTTTCTTATTCTTGTATGAGGGATTTTAAGCACCCTTATCTGATTTGCGTTGATAAGTGTATAAACATACTGTTTAGAAGCTCGCATGATTGTTGCCACTTCCTCCACTGTATACACCATATCCTCCGGCTCTCTCTTTATTGTTGCTATCTTCATAAGCCTGCTCCTTTCCTTAATCTATTTCCTCTTAGGTTCATGGCATAACACCAATATTGTTATGCAGATAATTGCTGTTATCGCTATTGCTGTATAATTCATTTACTTCTCCTTCATCTTCACCCAGTCTTCTACATCTTTCTGTGTCATCTTCATAGGAGCAAGCTTGGCTCCCCAGTATTCCGACTCTACTGTTACTGCTTCAATATTTTCTTCCTGCATATACCTCAGTAAGTCCTCTGGTTTTCCGAAGTTAGCGTATTCTGTTCTTATAATCATTATGTTCACTCCCTTGCCTTATCTTCTCCTATCTCCTATACTTTCCTTACAGGCTATTGCCGTAGCCGAGTAAATATAAAAGAGGTATCTTACCATGAGTGTAAATTTCCAAATGATTGAATCAATTTCCGTTTCGCTGTCTGTTTTTGCGTCTTTGTACATATTTTGGAGAACCCCTAAATACTCCAACATCAAGGCCCGTTATGATAAACTTATCTTTCCACTATTTCAGCTTATAGAGCCATATCTGTTCACCGATTATTCAAAGGCACCTATAGCTGATATTGTTGACTTTATCGAGCAAAATGCTGTGTTTGCTGGTTCTCGAATAAACGAATGTACTTTCTACCTGAAAGAAGATTGCAATCAATATAATTTCAACAAGTTATGTCATTGGATCTATTTCGAATATAACTCTTCCAGCTTTATTCTAGGTTTAAGGGTGCATTCTATGTCATACCGTCTAAACAGACATCAATATGAAACAAAGTTTCTCTTTTTCATTTATGTGTTTTTATACATTTTCTTGTTACTTATAGGCCTTTGTTTTGCTATCACTTTGCTTATAGCTGTAACATTTATTACACAAAGATTGATGGGCATATAATGCATATAAACATTATGATTAACGCTATAAAAGTGAATACAATTCCTATCTCTGAACTGCAGCCAAATGTTCCAACCCAGAACAGATATATCCAGCATATTATTAAAAGTATCAACCCTTTATGGTCCCACATTATATATTCATATTTCATTACTATATCAATCAGCTTCTGGTCTATTTTTGATGTCTTCATCTTCTTACCTCCTCGAATAGATAGTCTCGCTTTTAGCGAGTTCTTTTACCAAAAAAAATACAGTCAATAGGTATATGATATATTTCTGAAAGTCTCTTAATCTCATCATAATTAGGTATTTTTTCGCTTTTTTCCCAGCGCCTGATGGTTGAGCGGTCAACTTTCATTATTTCAGCAACCTGACTCTGTGTTAACTCTGCATTAACTCTAGCTGCTGCCAGACTAATCTGTAATTTTTCCATTGAATTCTATGCACTCCTTTCCTTTGATGATTGTATTGTATCTCGCTTTAAGCGAGTTGTCAACCCTTTTAGCGAGATTTTTATAACATTTTGTTGCTTTTTTCTCGCTTTGGTGGTAATCTGTCTTTACAGGGAGGTGTAAAACATGTCAGAGAATGAATACAAAAAAATTTTTTCAAAGAATTTAAGATACTATATGAATAAAAATAATAAAAAACAGAGTGATTTAATTAATGACTTAGGATTCAGCTCATCTACTATATCTAATTGGTGTACTGGTGAGAAGCTTCCTCGAATGGATAAAGTACAGATATTAGCAGATTATTTTCATATTAACAAATCTGATTTATTAGAAGATAAGTCCAACTCTAACGAGGAGGAAACGTATTACCTTAATGATGATGCCAGAGATATGGCACAGTTTATGTATGAGAATCCTGAATACAAAGTTCTCTTTGACGCTTCTCGCAAGGTTAAGAAAGAAGATATCGACTTTGTTAAGCAGATGATAGATAGAATGTCAAATAAAGGGGATGATTAATATTACTACTAATGTTATTTACGCAGATATGCCTCCTACAATAAAGGCATACACTGTTAATAATAATGATGATTCTTTTACAATCGTGCTCAATTCTCGCCTAAACCGAGAACAACATCTTAAATCATATCATCATGAATTAACACACATTGAAAATGGAGATTATGACAGACAATGCAAAGATGTTAATTTTGTTGAAATCTTTGCACATCAAAATTAAGGAGATTTTTATGAATACAAAAAATAAATGGTATTTAAACACTTGGTTTATTGCACTTTTATGTGCATGTTGGTTTTTTATTGTTCCGCCTATAATTGGTGTTATTCTTATTATTGTAAAATCCGTTAACGATAAGAAGCATCTTGAGTTATTTACACAAACAATCAATCAAAATAACCAATTATCACAAGAAAACGAAAATATGAAACGAACTTGTGATGAAATAGGTGCAACAGAATATACAGAAACCAAGAAAAAAATTGAGCAAATGGAACAGGAATCCGCTGTAAAAATTGCATCTGCAGAAAGTAATGCAAATGCAACTCTTACTTTACTTAACAGCGAAATACAAAACAATAATGTATTGATTGATAAATTAAGGACCGAAATATGTGAACTTCAACAGCAAGATGAAAAGTTGAAAAAATCTGTTGCAACCCAACAACGTAAAATATCACGTTCAAAAGAAATTTACAAAAGTTGTTCATATGCATTTGATAACTTTTTAGCTTTGGAAATTCCTTATAGCAATTGCTTATTAAGTACTAGAGATTTAGAAGATGCAGAAGAAATTTCGCCATCTGTAATACTTAAGTTACATTGTATGGATGTAAAAAGTCTAAGAAAAGCTTATAAAGATAACGAAAAGCTCATTGACAATCTTTTGCAACAATATTCAACCAGATACACAACTAAAGCCAACAAATCCATTTATGACTTAATGGTTATAGCATTAAGAGCAGAATTACAGAATGTTTTATATGCATTGAAATATGAAAAACTTGATACTGCCATTGAACATGTAAAAAATATTTCTGCAAAATATCTCAAAATTGCCGGCGAAGGTAATCAAACTATTGCCGGAACACTTACAAAATTCATTGGAGAAATCGAATACCTTTTTATTAATGCAGTTAAAATAGAATATAATTACTATGTTAAGCGTGAACAAGCTAAACAAGAACAGATGGCTCTTAAAGAACAGATGCGTCAAGAGGCTGAGGAACGCAAGGCTCTCGAACAAGAAAAGAAACGTATTTTGCGAGAGGAAGAAAAATTCAACACAGAAATCAGTAAATTACAAGACACTATATCTTCCACTACTGACTCATCTGAAATTGATAAACTTAAAGCAAGAATTCTTGAATTACAATCACAATTAGGTGAGGTTATCGTCAAAAAAGATGAAATCACTAATTTACAGAATGGTAAAGCTGGTACTGTTTATATAATCAGTAACTTAGGTTCTTTTGGCGAAGATGTATTTAAAGTAGGTATGACTCGCAGACTTGAACCTCAGGACAGAATCAATGAGCTTGGAAATGCAAGTGTTCCTTTTAAATTTGATGTACATAGCTTTATATTCTCTCAGGATGCTGTTGCTCTTGAAAATAAAATGCATGAGATTCTTAATGACAGACGTGTAAATAAAGTTAATATGCGTAAAGAATTTTTCAAGATATCTATAGATGAACTTGAAAAAATAGTTGATGAAATTGAACCAACAGCCGAATTTAATAAAACAATGGTTGCTGGTGAATATCGTCAGTCACTTTCATCTGACTCTAATTATACAAACTCATATTCTATTGATGAGGAAGATGATGATGATGAATAAAACTATATTTTGATGTTCTATATCTAGAACACTATAGATAAAATAAAAGCCCCTGTGCTACCAACACAAGAGCTTTTACCACGATACTTACATAAGCAGTGCCTATGATATAATACCGCCCTAGACAAGCTATATTATATCATTCTGAACACCGCTTTTGCAAGTAGGTGTATTTTTTATACCCATTTTTACTGTTGCACTGGTGCAACTTCCCAAAAACAGAAAGGAATGATTAATATGAAAAAGAAAATATCTAAGGTCCTTACATATAAGCGTGGCAATCTATGGGCTTACCGTTTCGAATCTGCACCTGTAGATGGCAAAAGGAAGTGGATTACCAAGAGCGGATTTAAGAACCAATCTGAGGCATATGAAGCCGGTATGGCAGCATACACACAATATAAACAGACTGGCAAGAGCTTCACTCCATCTAATATCTCTGTATCTGATTACATGGATTACTGGATTGATAATTACTGCAAGGTTAATCTAAAGGCTAATACAGCATCAACTTATAAAAAGAAAATTGATTTATATATAAAGCCGGCTATTGGTTCGTATTATCTTAAAGACATAGAGCCAAGCCTTCTCCAGGAGCTTATAAACAATCTTTTTAATACCGGAATGTCAAGAAACTCTCTCGGCAATGTTAAGGGTATTCTTACCAAGTCATTTGCCTATGCAAAGACTACTGCAAGATTTATTAATGATGATCCTTCTGCTACTATTTCTCTTCCGCTTCCAAGAGCAAAGGCAGAGGTTAAAACAAAAAAGAAAGTAAGAGTTGTATGGACTGATGAACAGCTTGATACTGTCTTTAAAACATTTGCACAGGGCCATATATATCACATGCCGCTCCTGCTCGCTTATAGGTGCGGTATGCGTCTGGGTGAGATATTTGGTCTTATGTGGAATGATATAGACTTTGCTAAAGGAATATTGAGCGTTAACAGACAGGTACAGAACCATAATGATAAATGGTATCTGGAAAATCCTAAATATGATTCATTTCGTACCATAGAACTTGATGATATAACACTTTCAGAACTTAAAAGACTGTACGAACATGAAAAGGAATGTGAACAGTACTATAATGAATACTACAATTATATCTACTGTGAAACACTTGAGGATGACTCTAAGAGACTTACTTATGAACCGGCTGGCGAATCAATACATATGGTGCTTGTAAGAGATGATGGCTCATGGATTCAGCCAAGAACCATGATGCACTATTTTAATGTTATTCATCACAAGCTTGGCTTCACTGAGCTTGATTTTCATTCTCTCCGGCACACACACGCTTCTAATTTACTTGCCAAAGGAGCTGATGTTAAATATGTACAAGAGCGTCTGGGACATAAAAATGTAGCAACCACTCTTGATATATACGCCCATGTCACAGAAACCATGCGTGAGCGCAACAAGGACATATTAAATACACTATAA